AAGCGGGGGGTTCACCGTAGACCTTTGGTCTCGTCACTAGCTGAGTGGATATCAGCAGTTCGGCTAATTACCGTTCTTGCGCATAAAGGCGCTTAGTGACCTACGCCGACTAACTACCGGCGGTAAACGTGACTTTGCGGCTGATCACCGCATCATGTCCCCTAGATTTTCCGTGTTTCACGGATCTAGGTTGGCTTATAGGGGGGTTGTTCCCCCCTATTTCCCTGAAGGTGAAAGGATTACACCGTGCCCCAGAATTACATTAGGGACCAAATCGTGTTTGACACGACAGTAACTCCCGAGGGTGTTTCTTACGGTGTGGCGCGCACTGCGTCACGAGACCAGCGTCAGTTTGCTGGCTCACGTACTCCTCATCACCAGGCCTTCCGGAAGACCAATGGATATCTCCCGACCACGGACTGTTCGGATGTAAAAGTGCAGTGGAATTGCTCCCCTGTCACTCAAACCATCCGCGACTCCGGGCCACCCTATGGATGGTCATCTATGACTATCGCTATGGGCGGTGGCTTCGCGCCACCGGATATCAACATGGCTGCACCCGGTTCCGGGACCCCCTTCGACAGTATTGGCGAGGTTGCAATGTCCAAACTGAGAGCTAAAATGCTCGGCCAGGACACCAACGCTGCCATCACAGTATCAGAGCTGGATAAAACTGGCAAAATGATACTGAATACTGCTACTACGATCTTCAAGGCTGTTAAAGCCCTGAAGAAGGGGGATCTCGTTGAAGTCTCGCACTTGATCGGTGCGACCGTCAAACCCTCAAATTGTAAATGGAAGGCACAAAATGCCCCATTTACTGTTTTTGAGAACGGCGGAAAGTCAGACTTCATTACCAAGAAGGTTATGGATAACGTCGACTGGTCGCGGGTTTCCCGCCGCCAGCTCAAGGAGAAGGTCAAAAACCCTCTTCCTGGTATCGAGCTTGATGTCCACAACTCTTGGTTATCCGTTAAATACGGATGGATGCCCTTGCTTAAGGACATCGACGACAGTATGAAGGCGCTTGCCAACATAAATGTCGAGAAGGTAAAACGGCCCTACCTTCGTGTGAATGCCAATGAGGTCCTTGAGATGTACGTGGATCCGAAGAACTCGGATCCGCGGTTTCAAAAGGATAACCTCCGCGGCACGATCACCTGCCAGTACAAATGCTGGTGCATATATACCGTTAACAACACAAGCATCGACTTGGCCAACAGACTTGGATTTCTCAATCCGTTGTCTATAGCTTGGGAGGTTCTGCCTCTCTCGTTTATGTTCGATTGGTTTTCGAACGTTGGTTCCGCTCTCAGTGAACTCACTGCCTTCATAGGCAAGGATGTCCTGGATTCCGGCCGGTCGCTCAAGTTTGTGTTCCAAGGCGAGTGCATTAATAAACCCTTCGACGCGCCCTTTAACGGGCAAACCGAAGTTAATGCAACCGTCCGCACGACGACGTACTATCGTGTGAAAGGGATCCCTGCTCTTCCTAGCATTAGGTTCAAAATGCCTAATGTCGCGAATTGGCAGGGCGGAGTAAAGCTCCTCACGTCCCTCGCTCTTTTGAAGCAAAGAATGTAGCTTGCTACGTTGCGCTTAATTTCGTTCGGCCTGGATAGCCGTACGTGCGCTCCTAACTCCGTATCCTCCTTTCAAAGGACTTCCTCAAATGGCTGCAATTGCCAACATCGTCATCAACGACGGCCTTGCCACACCTGTGGCACACACCTTCGCACCTGCGAAGACCATGAGCGACTACGCTCTTCTCGAGGACCGCGTCGCGGGCGTGTACATCGGCTACAACAAGCTGACGTTCAAGCTGACGCGCCCGGACCCCACCAAGAACAAGGTGGCGTCTGGGAACATTCGCCTCTCCATCAAGGTGGAAACACCAAAGATGGAAGTGGTCTCCAACAACACGATCGCCGGCATTGCGCCGGCCCCGACCGTGTCCTACCGCCCTGTGGCGGAGTTGACTGTCACCATGCCCGAGCGCTGCGCTCTGCAGGACCGTAAGGACCTGCAGGCCTTCATGACCGGCTTGTTGGCAAACGCGTTCGTTACGAATGCGTTCCAGAACTACGAGCTGCCCTACTAAGCGCAGTCAGTAGTCGCCTTGCTCACCTTCGGGTTCGCGAGGTTCACTGGTTCAACTGGAGAATTCCGCATGGAATCGAATGTCGATCTTCGCACGAAGCTAGATGCTCTTCGTTTGTCAGCCCAAATCTTTGAGGCCCTTGGGTCTCCGCGCGCTTTAACTTGTGCCCTTCTCCTGAAATACGGAGAACACAAGCAGCTAGCGGAACTCGCAATTAGGCCTCGAGATTATACCGATGCAAAGTCGTTCTTCATCGACTATCAGTGTACGAAGCTCCTTTCCAAAAGTTTGGAGTTAGATACTGGTATCGACACGGAACGCGTGGCGCTCTTGGGCGTCCTTGCGGCTGAAGTCAAGTGTAAAGAGACGAACTCTCGCCTACGTGATTCTACTGGGCTAACGCCCGGCGTCAGCCACATCCTTCATGTGGCTGCTGGAAAAATAGCTCACGTTCTCGGCGAAGTCCCCGATCTCTCTAAGCTTGACCTGGCTTTCGGTCCGGGTTCGACCTACGGGGTACGGAGGATGACCTCCGTATTTCACAAGGCTGCTAGGCCTTTTGAGTGCACATTCGCACTGAGTGAACGTCTCCCCGAGCTCTTCTCTGAGCTTCCGGGGCTACTAGGTATGTATGGACCGCCTGACGGCGGCGACGGCGACACAATTGCCGTCGATGTGCAGCTAGTAGAAGGGAACGAACTCACGTTTGTACCCAAAAACGCAAAGACTGCCAGACCTATTGCTATTGAAGCAACCCTCAACGGGATGCTTCAAAAGGGCATAGGCAGTCACATACGAAATCGTCTAAAACGATTTGGAATTGATCTTAATAATCAATTCCAGAACCAGGCTCTAGCGGCTTCCGCTTATGAGTCTGGTTTGTGTACGATCGACCTCAAAGCCGCATCGGACACAATCTCGTATGCTCTTGTTCTAGATTTACTGCCTATCGAGTGGTTCACTCTACTCGACAGCTGTAGATCTCCCAACTTCGCCTGGGAAGGCCGTTGGTTTCCATACCAGAAATTCTCTAGTATGGGGAACGCGTACACTTTCGAGCTTGAGAGCCTGATTTTCTGGGCACTCACTTCGGCTGTTTGCGAAGTTAACTCGATACCCGCTTCTACAGGGGTGAACTTAAGTGTATATGGTGACGATATTATCGCACCAAAAGAGGCGTTCGAACCGCTCCGCGCGGTTCTTGAGTGGTGTGGTTTCACAATCAATCTCGAAAAGTCTTTCCACGAGGGAAATTTCTTCGAAAGCTGTGGCCACGACTACTTTATGGGCAGGTTCGTAAGACCGGTTTTCTTCAGCCGGCGCCTCCAGGAGCATATCTTTGATTCCAATAAAGCCCTTAACGATATTTGGCGTATTCAAAACACGCTATTATCCCTCGATAAAGAGGGCACTCTCCAAGTTCGCAAGAACCTGGAGCGTGTTCGCCATTGGGCTCTCGACTATGTACCTCATTCTCTCCGGAGGTGGGGGCCTAGTCGTATTGGCCTGCACAGTCGACTCAGCATTCCCTCCGGGGACGGCTGGATATACTGTGCGGAGCGCCACGCCAAACGCTTCTGCGTGCAACGTGGTGGGTATGCTTGTTCTGCCTGGGGGTTCCAACCTAAATCCACTAAGATCCCTGCTGATGCAGCTCCTCGGGCTGTAATGGCTTACGCCATCTACAGCCCAGTTGCCGCGTCAGACTGGGACGTTGTGGATTACAGATCTGGTTGGAACGACTTACCTTGGGAGGATTCACCATCCTTTCTTGGTGAAAATGTGTCCCTCCGTGAACGCGGAAGATGTGTCCTACGTAAGTTGGACATTCCCTTCTGGGTTCATGTGGACGCAGACTGTTAGTACAAACTGTGTGCCGCCCATACTGAGATGGGCGAGGCAGGAGCGCCGGGAGGCGCTTTAGCCGCAATTTGCGGTGGGCGACCC